ATCTTCTGTTCTCGTTTTATGATCTGACTATTGGAACTTTTGGCTTTAGAAAGAAATCTTATGATATAATAAAAGAAATGAAGGGAGAAAGAAAATGCAAATCGAAAAGGAAAAACTAATCAATGTACTGACATCAATCAAGCCAGGCCTCTCAAAAAAGGACATTATAGAACAAGCAACGCATTTCATCTTTACAGGAAAGGAGATATTGACATACAACGATCGGATTTGCATCATTCATCCTTTCAAAACAGATTTTACCTGTTCGGTTCCATCGGAAGAATTATACAAGATTCTTTCGAGTATCAATGAAACAGAAATTGATCTGTCTTTCAAAGACAATAACATTATCATCAAGGGAAAGAAGTTTGAAGCATCATTAGCAACAGATACTGGAGACCAGATTTTGGAACGGGTCGATCTTTTATCATTTGCGAAAGCAGATAAAAAGAAACAAAAGCTTCCCGATGATTTTGTTGAAGCGTTGACCCTTTGCATGTTTTCAGCATCAAAAGATGCAACTCGTCCTGCTATGACCGGCGTATTGGTTGATGGGAAGTATGTTGCTTCTACCGATGGATTCAGGATCAGTGAATATAAAATGAAATCCGAAGTTGATTCATCAGAGGTAATTCTACCTGCAATATCTGTCGCCGAATTGGTAAAGTTCGATCCGAAATATATTTACATCGACAAATCTTGGGCATACTTTATCAATAAAGATGATGCGATCTTCTGCTGTATGACCATCGCCGATGAATACCCCGATTATGTTAAATTTCTTAAAGGCTTTGACACAAAAGAAATTGTGTTGCCTGAGAATACGAAACAGATCATTGAAACGGTTTCTGTTTTGGCAACTGGCAACTTTGATCTTGAAAAAGAAATCGACATAAAGATTGAGCCCAACAAATTCTCTTGTCGTGGTCAGAATGCAAAGGGATGGATTGTCAGCAATTGCAAGATCGACTATGATGGCGAACCGGTAGAATTTACAATCAACCCATTTTTCTTGTCAAAGATTCTCGATCATACATCATCAATGTTTCTTGGAGAAGGGAAACTTCTGTTCAAAGACAAATCATTCAAGCACATTATTTCTTTGGTATCAAGATGATTATTTACCTTGCTGGTGGGTTTTCGATAACCAATGTAAAGGGCCGGGAAGAGGAATTGTCAAAAAGATACCGGCCATGGAATAGACTGGTATCGTTTTACTTCCCAAAATCAAGAGATATTGTTGTTGATAATATCAAAAAGATCAAGAGGACAAGATGAAGATATACTTTGCCGGAAACATTGCCCCCCCCGTGAAGAAATGTTATTAAGCTACAAAGTTCATAGATTGTTTTCGTATTATTTTCATGGGAAAGGGAAGAGATTTTATCCAGAATTTAAACTCCGATTGGATCATATAAAAAATGAAAAACAATAAATTCTGCCATCTACATTTACATAACGAGTATTCAGTTCTTGATGGTCTTGGTTCAGCAGAAGACTATGCAAAAAAAGCAAGCGATCTTGGTTTCAAGTATCTTGGGATCACCAACCATGGGAACATCGACGGGCTGATTAAATTTCAAAAAGCTTGCAAAGAAAACAATATCCATCCGATATTGGGTTGCGAAGCATATATTGTCCCGAACCTTTATAAGAAAGAAAAAGGGGAACATAGAGGACATGTTACACTTCTTGTCAAGAATCAAAATGGATTTGAAAACCTTTGCAAGATGTTGACTAAGGCAAATCTTGAAGGATTCTATCACCGGCCAAGAATAGATTTTGATCTACTTTACGATCACTGCGATGGGTTGGTGATACTGACAGGATGTTTGGATACTTTCATTAATCTTAAAGGCGGTGTGGATTTATTTTATGACCTCAGTGAGAAATTGAGAGATGATCTTTATCTTGAAGTCATGCCGCACAATATCACATTACAAACCAAAGTAAACAAGATGATGTTAGATATTTTTCATAACAACAGAAATCAATACAAACTTGTTGCAACAAATGATTGTCACTACATTGAAAAGCATCATTCAGAAACACAGGAGGTATTGTTAGCAATCCAATCCAAAGCCAAATGGACAGATCCTAATCGTTGGAAATTTAATATAACAGGGTTGCATTTGAGAACAGCAGACGAGATGATTGAAGCCTTTATCAATCAAAATGTTTTAACAGAGGATGATATTGATGATGCAATATACAATACAATAGAGGTTGCAGAAAAGTGTGCCGCGTTTGAAATCAAAAAACAAAAAATATTTCTCCCAAAGGTTCCGGGTTACAATGTAAAAAATACATCTGACTATCTTTATGATCTTTGCCGTGAGAAGCTTAAGAAGATTAAAAAGTATGCATTACATGAAGTGTATATCAATCGTCTTGAAACCGAGTTTGATCTGATTGAGAAGAGAGGATTCATTCCATACTTCATGATTGTTTACGATCTGGTCAAGTGGTGCAAAGAAAATGACATCATGGTCGGTCCTGGCAGAGGATCGGTTGGCGGATCACTCATGGCATATTTGCTTGGCATTACCACGGTTGATCCTATTCGTTACAATCTCTTATTTTCAAGATTCATTGCAGAAGATCGCAATGACCTTCCGGACATCGACTTGGATTTCGAGGATTCAAAACGCCATTTGGTCAGGGAAAGGCTTGAAGAACTTTATGGTAAGAATAACATTTCTTCAATCTCTACCTTTTTATCAATGAAGGGTAAAGCAGCAATCAGAGATGTGGGAAGGGTATTTGACGTGCCATTGAAAGAAGTCGATGAATTCTCGAAGTCTATAGTTTATGAGGAAGAAAAGTCAATCGAAGAAGCTTGTACCAAGACAGATATTGGCAGAGTATTTGACCAAAAGTATCCAGAGGTCTGTGACCATGCGATCATTCTGGAAGGAACAATCCGGGGCAATGGTCAACATGCCGCTGCTGTCATTATCTCAGCAGACGATCTACGCAAGGGAACAAAAGGTAATCTTGTCAATCGCAATAACATAATTGTTTCAAATTGGGATATGGAAGATTCCGAATATGTTGGTTTGATGAAACTTGATGTATTGGGGTTGAATACCTTGTCGATTCTGAATGAAACAAAGAGGCTTATAAAAACCAACCATAATGTTGATATTGATTATGAAAAGATCCCACTTGACGATCAAAATATATATCGGGAAATATCCGCAGGAAACAATGTAGGTGTATTCCAGATCAATACATGGTCGACAACCAAGCTTGCAAAAGAAGTCTCCCCGGATTCAATCGAGTTGTTAAGCGATGTGATTGCTTTGGTAAGACCCGGTTCTATGGATGCCGGCATGACAGACGAATATATCAGAAGGCGAAACGGAAAGACTTGGAAAAAGAAACATCCAATTTATGAAAAAATCATGGAATCAACCTATGGAGTCATGGTCTATCAGGAACAGGTGATGGATGTTATTCATAAGGTTGCCGGATTGCCCTATACTACAGCAGATAAAATTAGAAAAATCATCGCCAAGAAACACGATGTAAAACTATTTGCACCATTCAAAAAGCAATTTATAGAAGGGTGTCTTGAAAAGAAAACCCTGAGTGAAAAAGAAGCAAAAGAATTTTGGGAGGCTTTGCAAGCTCATGGCAAGTATAGCTTCAACAAATCACATGCTACCGAGTATGCAATTATCGGTTACTGGTGTGCTTATGTCAAATACTATTATCCAACGGAATTTATTTGTGCAAACCTGATTCATGGCTCTGAAACCAAGAAGGAAGAATTGATTGAAGAAGCAAAGAGATTGGGATTAAAATTGGTTTTACCAAAGGTCGGGATTTCAGATGCGTTCAGATGGGTTGTAAAAGAAAATAAACTTTATGTCCCGTTTATAGAAATCAAAGGTGTTGGAGAAAAGACAGCAGAAGCTTGCATGAATATCAAAGCAAAAGGGAGCAAAAAGGGATTTTTCGAGTCTGTTCAAGTGCAAGAAAAGAAAACAAAGATAGAAAAAATTCTTGAACAAATCGGGGCATTTGGAAACGATCCGACAGGTGATGTAGAAGAATATTTTACATTTACTGTCAATGGTAGAGTTAATCATAAAAAAGGTTATAGTAAAATATTTCAAAAAACATTACCCGTGAATGAGAGAGTATTATCTTGTGAACGATGTGAACTATGCCAGGAATGTTCAAGTCCTGTTTTACCATCTCCCGGATACTTTAACATTATGATCTGTGGAGAAGCTCCGGGAAAAGATGAAGATAGGCTTGGAAAAGGATTTGTCGGTAAATCTGGTCAAGATGTTTTATGGCCTGCATTGAAAGAACATGGATTGAAAAGATCCGATTTTCATATCACAAACATCTGTAAATGTTACCCAAGCCAAAGCAAAACCCCGACAAGAGAACATATTACAAAATGCAAAAGATGGCTTGAGAATGAGATTGAATACCTTAAACCCGCATTGATTCTTGTCTTTGGAAATACGGGATTAAAGGCTTTTACAAATAAAGAAGCAGGAATAACCGATTTAAATAGTAAGATTGAGTGGAATGATAAATACCAGACTTATATCTGTTGGTGCATTCATCCTTCTGCGGTATTGAGAAACCCATCAAATAAGAAATTATTTGTAGAGGCGATTGATGCTTTCGTTGATAAAATAAAAGAATTGGGAGGAATATAATGAAACCGTTGCACATTGAGTATAGACCAGAAACGTTTGAGGAATTTATTGGCAATGATTCGTTGGTTAGAAATATAAAAGGTGTTTTAAATAGAACCCAAACCTTTTTGTTTCACGGCATGAGAGGATGCGGCAAGACCACTCTGGCTAGACTTATCGCAAAAGAATTGCAAATCGACAAAATGGATGTTTATGAAATTGATGCGGCCGATAAAACGTCTGTTGATGATGCAAGACAATTAAAAGCAACCGCATTTTTATCACCTCTTGCTGGTAAAAAGAAAATATACATCATTGACGAATGCCATCGCTTATCTGGAAATGCTATGGACTCATTGTTAAAGATATTTGAAGAACCACCCGAATTCTGTTATTTTATTTTATGCACTACAGAACCCGAAAAGGTTTCCGCTACCATCAAAAGCCGTTGCAAATCTTACGAAGTAAAACCGATAGATGATGAAAATGCATTGAGACTCATTGATTGGATATGCACCGAAGAAAAGATAGTAATGAGTTCAAAGATCAAACAAATTATTGTTGATGAATGCAATGGCATTCCAAGAGAGATTGTTATTGCGGTTGACATGTTAAGAGCCATAACCGATGTAGCAGAAGCGGAGGCATTGATAACCAATAAAACCAATCCAAAAGTAATTGATCTTTGCAGGGCATTACTCAAGAAAGAAAAATGGAAAATCATTGCTGACATATTGAAAGAGCTTAATGAAGATCCCGAATCAATCCGATATGCGGTCTTGGGCTATATGTCATCGGTATTGCTTAATGGGGACAACAAACAAGCACCTTTTGTAATTAGTTCTTTTTCAGAATCATTTATTTACTCAAAAAAGGCAGGATTGGTTTTAGCTTGTTATCAGTCAGTTATTTAAAAAATATGATATAATAAAAGAAAAAGGAGGAACAAATCATGTCAGACTATATGGAAGAAATTAAAATCAACAAACATCGTCTTGAAGAAGAAATCATCAATCAACCGGGACTTTACATTAAGTGGGCAGAAAAGTCAGCAAGAGCAATGGTAAATCGTATCGAGCTCGATAAGAAAAAGAAATTGGTTCGTGCCGAGCTTGATCGAAAGTACAGATTAAAAATTGAACAGGCAGGAGAGAAAGTCACAGAAAATAGACTTGATGCCTATATTCGTATGGATGAAGAATATAAGGCGGTCAATGAAAAGCTTCTCGAAGCAATAGAAGAAGAAGCAATCATGGTCGATGTTAAGTGGGCTTTCCAGCAACGCAAAACTTCTCTTGAATTATTACAGGAAGGGATCATCAATGGTATTTATGCTGACCCCACTGTCAATACAAAAAAGGCACTCTCAGAAAAAATGAATAAGAAGAGAGGATAAAATGGATATTTTTCTGTTGATTATATACCTAATCAATGGATGTATTGCGTTGGTTATATTGTATCTCGTATTGAGGCTTTTTGCATTTAGTCTGTTTAAAAGTTACTTCCAAGCGAAGAGCGAATTTTTAACCATGTTGAAAAAGAAAAAGGAGGATTTTAAGAATGAGCAGTAAAAATATGAGGGAGCAGTTGGCGAAGCGCCTCAAAGAGAATCAGGAGCGTAACGAGTCATTTGGTGGAGGGCTTCTCTTTAAAGACGAAGAGGCGAAAAAGAGAATTTGGAAATGTGGAGAAGGAAAACATATCATTGACATTTTGCCGTACGAGGCGGGCAAGTTTGATCCTTCAGCTTCAAAGGGAGAGGTTCAGTATGTTTATGAATATTATTTTCATGCCAATCTTGGAATTGAAGGTAAAAACCAAGTCATGTGTTTAAACAAAACTTATGGCAAGCCTTGTCCTATCTGTGAAGATATTGCAAGACTGAAAAGAAATGGCGAAGACGAAGAGGTTATCAAATCGTTGATGCCCAAGCGTAATCCGAAATCCGTTTATAACATTATCTGTTATGACAAGGGTGAAGAAAAGAAAGGCGTTCAGCTCTTCGTTGTTTCTCATTGGTTTATGGGAAAACATCTTCTTGAACTTGCAACAGTTCCCATTCGGGAAGGTATGGATGAAAAGATTGATCCCATTATTCCTTTCATGGATCCCGACGAAGGCAAATCAGTTTATTTCCGACGTGAAGGAACCGGCCCGAACGATACAAAATATTATGGTCATCAGTTGCTTGACCGCCCAAAGGGTTTTAAGATCAGTAAAGATGTTCTTGATGATTGTTTCTGTCTTGACGAAATAATCAAAAT